GAGTCCTCTATGGTTTGAATAATGCCAAGGTAGAAATCAGGAAAAAGAACCAAACGATTTTAACCGAAGGATACACAGACGTAATAATGTCGCATCAAGCCGGCGTTAAAAATGCGGTGGCGACTTCCGGCACGGCTTTAACTCAAGAACATCTTCGACTTCTGGGGAGATATGCTCCAAATGTCGGTTTTTGTTTTGATGATGACCAAGCGGGAGCCTTGGCGACCAGAAGAGGCATAGGTTTGGCTTTGGCCAAGAATTTTAACGTAAAAATTATAGATATTGACGACAAGGACTGCAAAGACCCGGCTGATTATGTAAAAAAGCGCGGTCAAGACTGGTCACAATTGGTTGCCGCCGCCAGACCGGCGCTGGATTTTTATTTTGAAAAAGTAAAACTTTAATTCTCTAAATATTTGTCGTAAGCGGCCGAATAAGACTTCGCATTGCTACTGGCGACAGCCACCTTCCTGCCCTGCCAAGCGATAATCGCCGCCATAAGTAAATCAAAATGCCTAGTGATAAGGCCTACGGCACTCTCCTGAAGATCGGCGTTAGTGTACGCTCGCATTTCTTTTAAGAGATTTGCGTCATAAATTGTAATAAGCCCGTCATTGTAGTCTTTTCTGAATTCGTAAAACGCCATGTATTTTGTACTTGAGTTGGTATCCCAACCCCACTTTGTCTCTTTGGCGTGAATTGATTTGACATTCTTCTGTTTGTAAATGTTAGGATAATTCTCTGCCCGTAGCGTGGTTATAGCCGTTCCTCCACACTTCGAGTTCGTCTCTGGAATAATTAGACAGTTGCCAAACTCTCTGCCTACACGCATAAATTCATGCGTAGCTAAGTCGGGAGCGATGTCATTCTTTGCGTAAGTTGCCACCACGGAGCCGAAGTTGAAGTCGAACAAGCACAACGTGCATGAATCCAATCCAACGCCCTCCGAAAAGTCGTTCCCCATTGCGTAACGGTGACTAGGCGTGTAGTCCACCCAATATTTTACGCTAGCAGATTCTCTCGTCGGAGCTTTCGCTTTCTGTAAATCGGCGTCAATTCTCGCAAGATCAAAGAACTTATTTTGCGAATGTGCAGGATCACAACAATACTCACCCATGAAGTCGTCAGTGTCATTGCGAATCTTGGCAACGTCTTGCGCCGAATATATTATCCAGTTGGCAGTTGCGTCATCTTTTGAGTTCGACAAAAGCGGTGTGATTGTGGTGATAACTGACGGCTTATTTTTTACCCATTCTACAACACCTTGGTCTGAAATGTAATTCGCTGTCATGAAGTAGCTACCATCTTTCGATAGGCCGTCTATCGCCTCCCCTAGTTTAGAGATAATCCCCTCCGTTATCGCCACCGAACTTATGCTTTCCCTGTCCTCGCAGTCCTCCAACCAAACCCAGTCTGGCCTATAGGCGTCCTGAATGTGCCCTCTCTGCGTTTGCCCTACAGTTCCGGCTGCATACTTTCTCCCTTCTCCGTTCAGACTGATGGATCCATCCCATCTAGGCGAACCATTCAAAATAAAACTTGTCATAGTCTCCTCTCTCTTAACATCCCCCTCTTGATCAAAGACATCTCCATAAATACCCCTAACTTCGACGATCAAATTGTACACATCGGTAACAATCTGCTTTGAGTTTTTCAAATCCTTTGTCAAAACTTTAATATATTTGCGGAAATTATCACGGTCGTTTAAAAGCACGAATACGTCAAAAAGCTTCTTTAGTGTAGTTTTAGCGAGCCCTCTACCCGCAATATTTAGGTGATTCTCTCCGTAATACGACGCTATCATCTTCAGTCCCCAGTCGTCGTGGAATGGCGCTGATTTATACTTAAAATAACGAGGGAAATTACCCCGTGTGAATATCTTAAACTTCTTTAACAAAATACGCCTTGGCGTCTGCGAGTCGAAGCCATACAGTTCCTTTTTCTCGGCAGGCGTACCGTTAAGCACTACGTCCTCTATAATTTTGCGCGACTTCTCGTTCATGTGTCTGAGAGTGCATTCTGTATAGCTTTTTGCTTTTCGGCATTCACCGTGATCTCACCAGAGTGTTCTTGGTGCGTTTTCTCCGCGTAACCGTGATTGCTTGAGAGAATAAGTTTAGCGATCGTAGAATTATACTCGCCAGAGAGTCCAGAATTAAGCAATCTCCTCTCTTGAACCTTCGCAAGTTTCTCCAAAGCAACTTGAAACTCTGGGTTCTTTTTACTCCAACTATCAAGCGCAGTTAATGTCGTATGCAAAAATATAGCCAAGCCTCCTCTCGTCGGAAGCTGTACCACAAACCTGCGCAATATTTCTTTTTTGCCTGTAATTGCATTCTTGGTGACACTTTGAATATATTGATCTTCGCTAATTTTTAAATATTCGTCTACCTTGCCTACGTATTCGGGTAAATATGTAGTAGGTCTGCCACACCTACAAGCGCCGTCTCCTGTGCCTTTGGGTTTCTTACACTTCCCGCATTTGTTGCCTTTTGGTGCTACCATAAATATAAATTAAATTTTCCCTTTCAAAATATCTAAAGCGGAATAGTGCCGTTTTGGCACACCTTGTTCCGACATCGAAATTGCCTGAGCAAGTCTCCTGAAAAGCCTCTTTGTAGCATTACGACATACACGATTAAGTGGATACGCACTAAGAGGACTATTCCAGCCTTCACTCATCCCTTTGCCTCTCAATAATTTTCTCATAAATTTATTCATATTGAAACTTTTTACTTCCACAATTTATCTAAAAAGGTTTTTTTCTTCTCGCTTCTGATTATACTCTTAGTTCGGTTGACATTCCACGTTGCGCTTTTGCGGGACAATCTTTTGCGTGCCTTCTCGCCTTTGCTCTTCATTAACTTGCGGTATGGATTTCTTTTGGACATATTCCCTTAATTGTTGAAAGTTGCTAAATCTCATACCCATTTTCGTTTTTTCATATGTTTGAACATTTGCACTTCTTTTTCACGCTTCATTGCACCGGCCTTGGTCTTAGAGGTGCCAAGGTTTTTACCCTTGTGCGATACCAATCGATAGCCTCCTTTTACTTTTCTGATCATGTTAGTCTTGGATTATATTGCCCAGTAAACTTTCTAATCCATCATAAATAAGCTTGATTTGATCTTTTTCTCTAT